ATAATATTCATTTTCAAAAGGTTTTGTCCTGAAATTCTCAAAATATACTCCGCCCCAGTTATACATTTTATCCAGAAGATACAGAAACATAGGATTATCAAAATGAAAATCATCTGTTATTGGAACTGTAATAAGCGGAAATGTAAATGGAGAATTGTCCGAGCCTTTCGCCATAACATCAATAATTGCCTTATTTACTCTATCAAAGTATGAAGCTGGAATATCCTTATACTGATAGTCTTGCCCTTCTCCACCTATAATCACATAGTCCTCTGCAATCTCCGGTGAAGCCTTACCAAACTCCAAAGTGATATTACTAAATGCTGACTGTGAGCCTGCTCTTAAAGGCATATTCAATTCCCAAATTAAAGACTGAATCTCCTCTCTTAAATCTTCATCTGTCCATTTCTTACCTAGTTCTTTTTCCTCATAATATAAGTAGGAAGCTGTAACTGTAGTCATTTGCGACAGCATAACTGCTCCTGAAGCTTGCTGACTTATTAACACTACAGCATTAGAGAAATGTCGAAGTAATTTTTTCAATCGTTTTGTCGGTGCAGAAGCAAGCATATTCTTTGCTATTGTCGGTATTCCTGCTATTGCTACATCTTTACAACCGAGGGACACACAATATGGAGCTAACTTCTTATCATGTGGATAAATGTAACCCTGCTCGTACAATCTCCTCAATTCTGGTGAAAAGATTTTATTCATGAGGTAATTTTCTTCCTCGTTATTACCAATATTGTGCCTGAGCAGTGCTACTGAATACACAAAATTGCTGTTTTCCCTCTTTAAATAATCTGCTTTCTTATCATCACTATTGCTAGTAAACTTTTCAATAATTTCTTGTGAATCTTTAAACTGTGTCATATTTTCCTCCTATAGAATAAAATTTTCCTTCTCTCCCCAAATACACCGGAGAAAGAAGGTAACAATATAAGTAAGCTGAAGCTACAAGTTATAACCCTATACCATTTTCTACTAAAATTTCTTTAATTCTCTCAAAATCTTTTTCCATACTCAATTGAATCAATAAAGTATCTCGCTGTTTGTTTATGGCTAAAATTTCATCATCATATTTTTTAGTAATCTCTGACGTATCAATCTTTGGATCAATTTCATTCTCAAGTTTAGAAGCGAGAAGCTCTCTTATTTCATATACAAAATGTATTGAATCTCCATATTTATCTTTAACGTCTTTCAGCTTATTGATGAAAGCTGTATATTCTGGTTTCAATTCCTCAGCAACTTCATCTACAATCTTTTTCCTTTGTTCGGTATGATATTTCCCTCTAGCTTCATCCTTAGCAATTCTTGTATTCTTTATTTTTTCATCAAATTTCTTATTGATATACACCTTTAATTCTCTTGAAAGTGCCATTTAAAATTCCCCCAATCTTTTATTGTCCGTTATCTCCTGTAATAACTCATTAAACCAAGCAACATTTTCATTCAATGTAAACATTCGCCCATTTTGAAAAGCCAAAGTTCCTAGATCATGTGAGATTCCATCTGTATCGTAAATAATTCTGGAAATTTCATCCTCATAATTCTCTTTCACTTCCTTTATGAACTCCTCAACAGTCATTTTTTCAATACCTTTCATTACGATATCACCCCTCTGTACTGCAAAACTCCCATAACATTTCTAACCTTGTTTTTATCAATACCTGTATAATAGGCTATCGACCTGTAAGAATTTCCTTGTCTCAATAGAAACTTTGCTACAATAAACTCCTCTAGCTTGATATGCTTATTCAGTATACCGGTTACTCGACTAAAACTGTTACCTCTAAGTACATTTCTAACGTCCATGTACTTAAATCCATATCTGTCTGCAATCTCCTTTTTTGAAGCTCCTGCACTGTAAAGCACTTTAATCCAGAGAGCTTCTCTTTCGTTTACCTTTTTGTACACGTCTTATCAACCTCCTCATTCTTTATGTAGGTGGTTTCTGCAAAATGTGACTTCATTCGCAGACAAAAAGAAAGAGGAACAATTAAGCTCCTCTTTACTCCAGTAATCCCTTCTGAATCATGTATGAAATTCCCACAGCGATAGCGTCTGATACATCGTCTGTCTCAAATTCATAATTCTTTTGTGCAGGTACTAAATGTTCCCTTACACCATCTGCTACATCATCTTTACTTGCCTTTCCATCACCTGCTACAAGTCTTTTGACTGTTGTTGGAGGAATTTCCTCTATATCCGTTATTCCAGCACTTTCATAAACAACTAAATCTGATATTCCTACAACTCTAAAAAGAATCTGTGTAGTAGCAGGATAACGGCTAAATCCCTTTTCCCTCACTACAGCGTCTATATCTGGATAATCTTTTAAAATTTTTGCTATATCGTCAGCTATTCGCTTCAAACGAATTGCTCTAGGAACTTTGCTACCTCCTCTAATTTTATTGTTGGTAAAACGAGTTTCTCTGATTAATGCTTTGCCTTTTACTACATCTATAATTGCGTATGCTGGCAAATTTAATGACAAATCCATAGCTAGTATTCTCTTTATTGTAATTTCCTTCTATCCCCCTGATCTTTAAAAATATAAGCAATCATTTTTACTACTACTATTACAAAAGTTATTAATCCACCAACTAATATAAAAGTACCTGCAACTATAAAACTTAACATTACTCTTTTTCTTCTTTTTTGAATGATATATTGTTAGAACCTCTTATCATGCCAACAACATAATTCAAAAGGATAACGATAGCTAAAGCAGGTATATAAGTTATAACTATCCCAAACAATCCTAAAACTACTATCAAACTTAAAGGTACAACTCCAAAAACAAATAGTAATCCGGCAATTATTGCTCCAATTTCAGCCCCCATTATTAAATTACCTCCCTTTCTATCTTCTCTTTTTTACATTTATACTGGTATGGACAGAAAATACATTTCTCTACTTCCATTTCTGGTATTTCTTTGTCTTGTACATCTTTTGCCACTTCTGCAAACTTATCCAGAAGCTCTCTTTTTTCCTTATCTGTTACATAATGATAAAAAGTTCTTATATCTGTTCTGGCTTCTTCCCCTTTCATCCATTGATCCTTTGCTACAGCTTCATACATGAGAACAAATTCATCCATTCCAAATAACAAGGAATATGCTGTACATTGTTGAATATGATAAGGTGCAGGTGCTTTCATTTTGAATGTTCCTACCTGAGCTACACTATTTGTTTTTGTCTTAAACTCAAACCCTACAGTGCTTTTATCTTTATACTGAAGTATTCCGTCCATCATTCCTAAGATTGCAAACTTAACTCCATTGTGTTCAAAAATCTTAGCCACCTTAATGTTCTCTTCCCATGCAGGTAATCCATTCTCCAAGAATTTCACTGTAAAAGCCGGATTCTTCATTTCTTTTGTCATATACAATAAATCTCGTTGTACAGCTTCATGCACCGCCGTACTATTCCTTGTCCACCTTCTCTGATATGGAAATTTCTCGTCCTTTGTTTTCTCTTTAAGTGCTTTGTAAAACAATTCCCTTTTACATTTACTTGCTCCTGAAGGGCTGTATATCAACATATCTGTAGGACGTTTCTTTATTCCTGTAGCTCCGGCAAGCTGTAATTCTTTTTGTTTTAACAGCACCTCCTCTATTGCTGTCTTTTGCTGTGTATCTTTACTGTGCCACTCATTAAATTGAGCGAGTAGAGCGTTTGCCAATTCGTGACCTCTGCTATATCGTGGTTCTACATCTAGTGTTACTTTCTTTACAAGTCCCAAGTTTACTCCTCCTCTCTAATTATTTATGTTGGCATATTTTACAAAATGTGACAAAAGAGGACTGAAATATGTCCTCTCAAGTTTAAAATGTTTTTTCAGGTGAATCGGCTTCTTTGTCTGTTTTTGTTTCCTTGTCAGTGTCCTCTGGTTCTTCATGTACAAAGTCAGGGAAATATTTATCCATTGGAAAACCTGCGGAGTACAGTAATTCCAACATTAATTTTTCAGGCTTAGGAATCAACACACTTTCAAACAAATCTAAGGTTACTTCCTTATCATCAAAGGCATGAAACTTTTCTACTAAGTCACCCTTCAATTTAAGAATAGGATTGAGTTTGTAACTTGTATCCTTACCTGATCCAGTCCTCTTAAAAGTGAAAGCAACTTCTCCTAAAGCGTCTGAATAATCTTCTATCTGTGACAGCACATCTTTTGCCTGACTTCTGGAACAATCCCAAAACTTTATTTCTCCTGTTTCAATATCACCGAAAGCAAATATATACCTTCTTTTCGGGTACAGTGCGTCAAACCCATCTTCTCCTGACTTAGAAGCTATGCAGAGTGGACAATCCTTTCCTTCAGGTGCTATGCAAGGTTGTGGATATATCTTATGTGCAAAACTGTTATGAGCCTTATACTCGACATAATCCTCAGCACTCAAAACCCTTACTTTTATTCCTTCTCCTGCCTTTAACCTGATGTACAATTTACTAATGTCTGAACTATCCATAAAATTTACTTCTGAACCTTTTTTTGTTATTAAACTCATTTTTATCATTTCTCCTTTTTCCATTTTTTATTTAAAATCACTGTCAAGAAACAGTGTATTTTACGCATATATACAGTTTTGAGCTAAAAAATTTTTAAGTCTGTCTCTAACTCTTTGAACCTTTTTCCTTTCAGTCGATTCATACTTACCATAAAAATCTGACAAAGCCTTATTTCTGGCTTTACTTCCTTTAACACTCCACAATATGTCAATTACCTTACCTTCTTTATCCTGCTGAATAAATTGATTTACTAGCATTTCTACGTCAGTATTTTCAGGTTCTATCAGGTCATATTCACTTTTTTCATATAGTTCCTCAAAGCTATAAGGAAGTTTAGTTTTGTCAAATCGTTTTTGAGCTAAATTAAAATCAGTAACACATTTCATCTGCTTCTTTGCAAAAGTGATAACTCTTGCCATGAAATCTCCTCTATTGATGTCAAAACCTTCTAATGCTTCCCATATAGCCTGTCCAATCGCAGAAAGGTAATCAGCATTGTCAAAGGTAAAGTTATTAAGATTATTTTGAAAAAAGTAATTCTTTAATATTTTATTGAAGTTAGGTTCAATGGCTTTATATAATTCGTTAAATTCCATCTCTCCTCCCTCTTGAGCTTTTACAGCTAACTGATTAATGATGATATTTTTATTCATTTTTAATTTCCTCCTCGAATTCCCTCTATCTGGTATGTAGAGAGCAAAATGATTTTGTGACTTCTGAAATTACATATTTTTAGATTTACAGATATCTACTAATGAAAGGGTAAAAAGAAAGTACAACATTACATCGTGCTTCTCTAGTTTCTGTAATTTCATTTTAACAGAAATCTACTAATAAGGCAAGAGTTTTTTATTGAGAATTTTAATGTTCAATAAAATTTTTTCAAACATTATTTAAAAGGTTTTAACTTACTTAAATTTTTTAGAGAACTAATAACCTGCTCTCTTGTCATTTCATTTACATCTTTTTTGTTTTCAAAGAACGGAAAATCATAAACTTTGAAATATGGTAGAAAAGTGTCTTTTAATACTCCCCGAAGTCTATTACCTACTTTGTCATTATCACTGGCAATAACAAGTTCCTCAATATCAGTAGAGAGTAATAACATCTCTTGTCGATCTGATAAACTGCTTCCTCCTAATGCTATAGCAGGTTGTCCGACTGTCCAAAATGTAAGAGCGTCTGTCTCACTTTCGCAGATACAGACTCTTTTTGAATTGCTTTGCAGGCATTGATACAGCCCGTAAAGATAGTAATGAATTTCTTGACCTTCTTTTTCATAGTAGAAGGTTTTATCCTTAATTAAACGATATTTAACATTAATGATTCTGCCATGCTTGTCCATCCAAGGCATAGCAACAGCTTCATCTTTAAAATCATATCCTATATTAAAAAGTTTCTGCACTTCTTTTGAAATTCCTCTTTTATCCATGTAATTTATTGTAAATTCGTATAAATATGATAGTTCAGTCAATGTAAAAAATTTCAGTGGTGCAGGTTCAAGCTGTAGATTCAGTTTGAGTTTTAACTTGTCAGAATCAGCTATTCCTGCTTCATACCTTTCAATTAAATCTTCTTCAGCTTCATCATAATCAACATGTTTTAACAGAGCCAGAAGTTTAATGAAGTTTCCTTTGTGCAAATCCTCTGTAATGCTTCCACTATCTACCCATGTCCCATTATCCAAATTAACCGCAAAGGACGGGTGTGTTTCCTGTCTAAAAGGAGAGCAAGCCTGAAACTTGTTCCCCTTTATAACACCCTTAAACCATTGAAATTCCTTGAGTTCTTCTAACACATCTACATCAATTTCTCTGTCTTTTATTTTTAACTTAGAAATAGTCACAATCAGTCACCTCTTGAATAAAACCTAAGTTAAAATCACAATGAAGCTCTATTTCCTCCCCGACATAAGGAGTACGTGCTTTTGCTAGTTTTAATTTACCAACACCTTGAAAAGCGTCAAAGGTTAAAACAGTACAAGCGTCTTGAACAACAGCTATCGTTTCTGAATATTGATATAATTCTGGTGGCTTGACAATTCTTGTTCCTGTAGCTTCATCTTTTTCCTGATTCTCTTTCTCTGCACTTGTTGGAGTTTGATGTACTACAAGTCCTGCAACTTTATACTTTCCAAACATTTGTCTAAGCCTACGAGATGTATTGCTCATTTTATCTCTGTTAGAACTTCCAGAACTGCCCTTATGTGCAATTAAATTAAAGCCGTCTATAATTACCATCTGCACATTTTTATTGGCCTGTAAATCGGCTTCTATAACGTCTAGTGACAATCCCTTCGGTAAATCTCCCATAGTTTTGATGATATAAGGTGTTTTTACAGTTCCATTAAATTTATCCAGATATTTCATGTACTGTTCCTCATTTTGAAGCTCGCCTGACTTTAACTCGGTATTGTTAAAATGTCCGTTTAAGGTGTCAAGCCTGTCTACTTGCTGTCCCTTACTTAACTCTGGCGAATAATGAAGAACACCGAATCCAGAATTCCAAGCATAAATACCAAATTGAGAAGCTATCCAACTTTTGCCCCTATTTGTGTAAGCATTTAACAGTACATAATCACCTAGTTCACTTCCGCCACCTAACCATTTTGTAAGTGTAGGATATGGTGTAGGAATGTAAGTCTTGTCCTTATTGTCCTTCCTTTCCAGATAGTATTTCTTTCTTTCCTCACCGTTTGTAGCATAGTTTGTACCTGTTCCCACATCTGCTGACACTGTGGCTTGAATTTTTAAAGCTTCATCTACTAACCAATTAGTAAAATCAACACCCTTCATTTCCTCAAATTTTTCACCTGCTTGTCCTTGTAACATTTTAAAAGCTAAAGTTTTAGCTGTATTATTTTTTAACTCTTTTAGCAGATATTTAAAGCTGTCAGGTACTTCAGGTATATACTCAAACTCTGGACACTCGGCCACAACAGTATCATAGGGAGGGACTTCCTTATAATTATCTACATAAGAGGTAATAAAATTGAAGGTGTCCTTTTGAGTAGGAAAATCGTCAGACGTTATATTAAACTTGTACAGCTGAGAAACAGCTTTTTCATCTAAAACCTTACTTAAAACTTTATTCTCGATTATTCCTATTGCCATAATCCGCCTGACCTCCTATCTGCACCTTTGATTAAAATTTGCTTACCACACATACCCTCGACTCTACTCCTGATTCTCTCCCCTAAACATTCTTCAAGACCTTCGTATGTCTCATTTGACGTAAATATTGTTGCCAGTCCCTCAGTATCTCGGTAGTCAATAATCTCATACATCTCATTCTGAAAGGCTTCCGTAGCATTTCTCAAGGCTATATCGTCAAGAACTAATAACTCCACAACCTTCATATTATTTTTGACTATAAAGTATTTATCTGAATTTTGATTCTGTACTAAAGGAGAACCTCGGAACTGGCTGTTATAGACATTTTGGAAGCTTGACAACTTTATAAACAGTACCGGATTGACTTCTATTTTCTTTTCTCCCTTTAGATGTTGTATTACTCGTGCCACCAGATACTCGTTCAGAATTGTTATGGCCGTAGAAGTCTTGCCTGTACCTGTAGCTCCTACAAGATACATACCTTGCCCTCTGCCTAGCACAAAATCAATCACATGCTCTATATAATACGAAACTTTCTTATAGGACTTTGGATTGTCTTTTTCTATTTCTAAGTTGTCCAAGAAACAGTCACTATAACGTCTAGGTACATTCCTTGTAGCCCAGAATCCACCCTTGCCATCTGTGCTGTGCATAAAGACATACGGATAACAATAGTTGGTGCATTTATCAGTATCGAAGTTTTTACACCTCTTTCTTAATATGCAGTTATTCATTGTCATACATTACAACTCCTCATATTCTTTTACTAATTCCTCTACCCAGCTTTCTAAATTTCTTTTTATCAATTCACCAATTTCTCTTTTTACTTTGATTGAGTATTCTTTACCTTTACCATCTGTAATGTTAACAAACATATCATTGTTACGCCCGTAAAGGCGAGTAAGCCCTCTTAAAACTTCATGCTGATTTTTAATCTCTCTTGCCTTTTTAACTTTTTCTTCCAAATTTTTCAGATCTGTATCTGTCATATTCTTTTAATACCTCCTCTCTTGAAATATCCGTTCAAGAGAAATGTAGAAAAGAGAGATAAATTGTGACATAAAAAATAAGAGGAATTTTTTTACACCTCCCCTGATCATTTACATCATAGCTTCTGCAAACATTTCTTTCCAAACTTCTAAATAAGGTTTATGATATTCTTCTTTTGATTCTACATACTTAATCTTATTAGTGCTACCATAACCTTTTGTATATTTTCTAAATTCTTCATAAATGTTTATACATAATTTATTGTTTAATCTATCATAACTTTCTGTCCACAATGCTTTTACTTTATCAGAAGTAGAAGCATTTCTTGCTATCGTAACTTTATTTTTTAATATTTCTATTTGTTCCCTCCAATCCTCTGAAGGATGAACTGCTAAATTTTGCACTTGCTCAGTAACATTCTGTAATTGATTAGTCAATGTTTGAACCTGCCCTTGCAATTCTTTAAATATAGGAGACTGTAAAACAATAGGTTCTAACATTTTTCCTATCATGCTCATTATAGCTGTACTATTTCCTTTTAATTGTGCTTCCATTTTATTAAAAGCTTCAATGTATTTCAGTTTCCACTGTAGAGCCTTGCTTCCTGTAAATCCCATTACTACGAGTGAAAAACCATCTCTTGTTAGAAGGTACTCCTTTTGAGTTCTGTTCATGCTGTCTTTGTAATCAGCTTGTATAAACAGCTTAGAGGTCTGCTCAAAATTGAGCGTATCTTTTATAACCTCAATATCCCTCGTTATATTCTTATGCTCTTTACCAAAATCCTCAGCAACCTGTCTACTATTTACAACTTCTTTTCCACCGATAACCTGAATTTCTACTTCTATTTCTGTATCTTGTTGATCTAGTGGTAGCTCCTGCTCACTGTTATATGAAGTTTGTTCCTGCTCTGCCTGTTCCTCATTAATATCTTTTGTTTCTGTCCTCACAGCTTTTTCAAATTGTTCAATCTTTTTACCTGCTTCATCATATTCAGAAATACAGCTTCTTATTAGTAACCTTGCACCTTGTTCATCCACTAAACTCACCTTTGATTGTTGTATTGTTCCTTCTGCATAAACTTTTATAAAGTCTTAGCCGAAAACCACTATCCCTTTAGGGTAGTGGATGAAGGCTTATCC